CCAGGAATGGCCGAGGTACTGCACCGGCCCATCCACGCCAGTCGGGAACGCAGCCAGCAACAGTTTGCGGATCGGCTCCTGCTGGTCCAGTGGCAGCATCACGAAGCCGGACAGGGTCATGTAGTCCTCGGTGGCCAGCCAGTCACCAGCTGCGACAGCGCCCGGGCCGCCACCATTCGCGACCAGCACCGCAGACGGCGGCGGGGTGGACCACCAGCCGCCCACGTCCTCGATGACGAAAGTGTCCTGGCCGTCCTCGTTGAAGTCCGGCAGGCCGGGGAGCCGGATGACCGGAGCTTCGAGAACCGCGCCCAAGGCGGTGGTGATGATCGGCATCAGTACCCCATCGACGAGAGAGCGGAGGTGATCCGGGCACCGGCGGCAGCAGCGGCCGAGGCGGGATCCGCGGTGGCGGGAAGGGTGATATTCACGACTGGCGCGGGGCGCTCCTGCGATGAGGCGAAGGAGCCGGCTCCGGCTCCGGCGAGCACCAGGTTGGGCGCGAACCGGTGCGCGATAACCTCGCGCCGCACCGCGCCGCCGTCTGCCATCTGTGACATCTGCGGGAACTGCTTCTTGCGGACGGCCTCCATGAACTCGGTGCCATAGTGCTGGACCGAGTCGACAGGCTGCATGAACTCGCCGGCAGTGGCGTAGATCGGGATGTTGTCGGCCTTCCGGTGCGGAGACCAGCCCTGCACCATGCCACCGTCGGCCAGGTTGCCGTTCAGCAGCGAGGTCGGGTTGACGTACCCTCCGCCAGGGCGCTGGTAGGTGAAGTGCAGGTGGTTGCCGGTCGAGTTGCCGGTCGAGCCGACATAGCCGATAACGTCGCCGCCAGACACCTGCCTGCCCTGGCTGGCCGCCGTCCGGGACATGTGCGCGTACAGCGTCTCCATCCCGTTGGCGTGACCCAGGATCACGTGGTTGCCGTAGCTGTAGTTCAGGTGCCGGACTGCCTTCACCACCCCGGCCATCACTGCCTGGATCGGTGTCCCGGCACCCACCGGGAAGTCGACGCCGGTATGGCCTGGGTAGGAGGGGAAGGTGCCAAAGCCGCCAGGCACTGGCCGGGTGATGTTGCCGATCGCCGGGGCGCTCTGGAATGCCTTCGTCGCCGCCTTGAGTGCCGCGGCTTGCGCCGCCCCAACCGAGTCCTTCAGGTCTCTCCCGATGCTGGCGCTGAACTTGGTATCGAAGTCCAATTGTTTGGTGATCAATCCACCATCACGGAACTTGGGCAGCTCGCCGTGCTCGTTCATGTAATTCAGGTGGTCCAGCCCGATGGACGAAGCCGACTTCTCTTTGATCATGAACTCGCGGTTCGACGCCAGGATCGGGATGGAATCACTCGTCCCAGTTCCGGGGCCGGTGATCAGACCGCCGTCGGCATACCGCCCACCACCAGGTACCGAGATCTTGCCGTCTGACGTCACGTTGCCCGAGCGGTAGTCGATCCGAACGACCTTGTCTTTGAGGTTGTCGACCCAATCCCTCAGCTCTTTGATCTCCGCAACAGATCGCTTGTGGCCGGGCACGGATACCGTGGTCTTGACCTCGGTCGGGACCTCCCCGTACTTGTCGATCAGCTTCTGGGCTTCCTTCTTCGTCAGCCCCATCTGCGTAGCAACCCTGCGAATCTCGTCCTTCGCGTTCTTCGACTTGCCCTCGGTGGTCTTCGACTCTTTGCCGACCCCGAACATCTTGTCGGCGAGCTCCTTGGCCTGGGTCTTGGTCAGCCCCATCTGGATCGCCTGGTCGCGGAACTCCTTGCGCGCCTTGTCCGTCTTCGCGGCGGCATCGTCAGTCTCTTCGTTGACGCCGAAGTACTCGTCGGCGAGCTTCTTGGCTTCCTTCTTCGTCAGCCCCATCCGAGTGCCAATCTTGATGAACGCCTCGCGCGCATCATTGGTCGCCCTGGTTACCTCGGCGGTGGTCGCGCCCTCTTTGATCAGCGCGTCGCGATGCGAAAGGGAAGCGCGCGCGATGTCGTCCAGCGCCGTCTTGTTGGCGCGGCCCTTCTTGGTGTGAATGTCGAGGGTCTCGCCGTTCTCCTTGGCCGCCGCGCGTGCATCGTCAAGCGCAGCCTCAACGCCGATCTGCGACCCGGAGAGTTGCAGCGCGAGGTCGATGCCGTCCCTGAGCGCCTCCTCGAGATCCTCGAGCGCTTTCTTCTGCTTCTCCGCCGAAGTGGTCGCCTTGTCCTGCGACCCGGCCAGGGTGTCGGTCGCCCCGGCAGCCTTGTCGGCGGCGTCCTGTGCCTTCTTGACAGCGGGCGGGATCTTCCCACCCATCCAGTCGGCATAGTCCTGGGCCGTCAGGCCGGTGATCTTGAGCTCGTTGGCCTGGGCAACCAGCTTTGCCTTGTAGTCATCGAAGATGACCAGCTGGTCCTTGAGCGGGATCCCAGCTGCGGACATCTCGTCCGTCAGCTTCCGGAACGCTGCCGCAGAGTCTTCCGGCTTCATTGCCACGAGAGACTTGTCGAGTTTGTCGAGTTCGTTACGGTAGCCCTGCAGGGTCGACGTCATGCCGAGTGCATTGCCCACCACGGTGAACCCCTCGGCCATCGCGCCTTGAGCCTCGGTGAAACTCTTGAAGAATGACGCGGTGTCGTTGACGCCCTGGCCGAGGTTCGCGAAAGAGCCGCCCCACTTGCCAAGCCGGTCGTCCAGGTTGTCTCCACCGTTGGCCAGGTCCAGCAGGTCGCTGGTGACCTGCTCGACGGAGCCACCGTTCTTCTCCAACTGCTCGTTCATGCCGGCCGATGCGGCCTGCGCCGCGACAAACCCCGCTACCGCCAGCAGCGCCCCGCCATTGAGGGCCGCCAGTTTGGTTCTGAGTCCGCCCGCGGTGATCCCCAGCGTCTTGAACGCGATGATGGTGTTGTTCACGCCGATGACCAGCTTGCCGATCCCGGCACCCGCCAGCAGCAGCCCGGCAAGTGCGGTGGCGCCAATCAGAAGCGCTGTCTTCGTCGGCTCGCCGAGATCACCGAACCACTTAGCCAGGTCGGCGGCTTGGGCGGCGATGTCGGAGATGACCGGCAATAGCACTGCGCCCGCTTCGATCGCAGCATCCTTGATGTTGTTCCAGGCGACCTGAATTTGCGCCTCGGTAGTGGCGTACCGCTTCTCGGCTTCCTCGGTCAGCGCCGTGTTCTCCGCCCATGCCTCGGATTGCCGGTCCAGGCTGTCGCCCAGAATGTCGCCGGAGGAGGCGAGGCGACGAAGGGCGTCGGATTCGCGGATGCCGGTGATTCCGAGTTCGGACAGAACCGCGTTGACATCGCCGCCAGACTCCTGGACTCCGCCCAGGCCGACCACGAAACTGTTCAGCGCGCCAGCCGCGTCCTCTTCCCAAGAGCGCTTGAATTCTTCGGTGCTCACCCCGGATACTTCGGCGAGGGTCTGCAGGCTATCGCCGCCCTGACGGACTGCGCCGTCGATCTTGAGCATCGATTGCGAGATCGCGGTGCCGCCGGCCTCAGCGTCAATGCCGACCGAGGCGAGCGCGGTCGAGAACGCCAGCACCTCACCCTCGGACAGGCCGACTTGGCGACCCGCGCCGGCGATCCGCTGCGCCATCTGGACGATATCTCGCTCAGTGGTCGCCGAGTTATTGCCGAGATCGACAATTGTCGAGCCAAGACGCTCGACGTGCTCCGGCGCTGTGCCCATCACGTTCATGAGTTGAGCCAGCGAAGTAGCCGCTTCCTCGGCGCTCAGGTTCGTCGTCTCACCGAGGTTGATCATGGTCTTGGTGAAGGCGGAAACATTCTCAGTCTCGACCCCGAGCTGGCCGGCAGCTTCGGCCACGGCGGCGATCTCGGTGTGGCTGGCAGGCAGCGTCCGCGCCATCTCACGGAGTTCATCTTGCAGCGTGGCCAGCTCGGCAGCGGAGCCGTTGACGGTCTTGGTGACCCCGGCCCAAGCCGATTCCCAGTCGATCGCTGCCTTCGCTGTAGCGGCCACACCTGCACCGATCGCGAGGCCCATCGCGCCCGCCGTGTTTGACAGGGTGTTGATCGACTGCTCGTTCTTGGAGATCGAGCCGGATAGGTTGTCGCCGAATTCCTTCGACTTCCGGCTGGCCTTGTCCAACTCGGTGATGAGACCCGAGGCTGAGGCGGTGATGATGGCCTTGATAGTCCGGTCGGCCATAATCACACCTCCTGGACTCTGGGTCGTGTCACACTTGACGGATCACAGAAACGGGGGCACCCATGAAGGCAAAAGAGAAGTACGCCCAGGCGCTCGACCAGCTCGCGCAGATGCGAGCGGCGGGAACCATGAGCGAAGGCCAGTACCAAGTCCGGCATCAGGCGCTGATGAAAGAGTGGCGATGGTTCGGCCGGCCGCTTTGGCTCCGGATCGGCATCGCCCTGGCGGGCCTAGGCGTCTTCTTGTGGCTTCTGCTGGTCGTCATGGGCTACCTGTCGCGCCTGATTTCCTGACTTCCGCCGCGCCGCATACTCCTCGGCCGCCTGCTTCGCCTCGTCGCGGGTCATGACCTGCCACAGTCGCGACCGCTCGTACACCTGCTTCTTGGACTTCCGGTCGGCCTCGTCCTTCTCGGCCTGCTTCCCCTGGTCTCGCTCCAACGCGGCGCAGGCTCCGCAGAAGTCCGGGGCCACACCGACGAAGTCCTTCGGGTCCCGGCCGCGCGTCTCCGACAGGTGCTTACCGCAGGAGTGCAGGTCCGCCTGCCAGTTCAGATACTGGTTGAGCGCTTCTTGCTCCTCCGGCCACCACTCGGCGTAGTAGCGGTGTGGTGGCGTTTGAAGCAGGACGCAGATCTCGAGGTCTCTTCTTACCTCCGCCGAGCCGAAGACGGCTTCACGAATTTTGGGACGTTCACCGTGCTGTTCATCAACGTCGTGATCTCGGAGGCGGCGGCGAAGTACTCGCCCTCGTCGAACACGGCGAGATCATCGATGAAGTCCTCCCGAGTCATGTCCTCCGGGTCCACGAATCGATCGAACGTCTCCAGCAGAGTCTCCTTGAACCGGACGTTGGACTTGGCCTCGCGCGTATCCCAGTCGTCGACCATCTCGGGAAACCGGCCGTCCTTCACGGTCTTGAAGCGGATCTTCACCGCGACGGCCAGGATCTCAGCCTGCTTGGCGTCCAGCTCTGCCTGCTTCGCCTTGATCGCCTTCTCCAACGTCATCCGGGGTCCGCCGGCCATGCGCCCGTTCGCGGGCTTGGTGTCCTCGTCGTCGGGAGACAGGCGGCGGAGTTCCTTCTCCAGCTCTTCCGCCTCCGACTCGAGCTCGCGGTACTCGCGGACCAAGTCGGGCTGCAGGCAGAAGGTGTGGGTGTAGGTGCGGCGGATGTCCTTGCTCTTGCGGTCCTGGATCAGGGCGCGCAGCGAGGCAGTACGGTCGTCAGACATTTGGTTCTCCTGTTGGGGTGATGTTGGGGTCAGTCTTCGATGGGGTGCGGCGCGACCAGCGGGATCGTCCGGAATACCGTCAGATGCGCCGTCTGGTGCTGCTCCAGGTCGGAGCCCTCGATGTAGAGCCACTTCCCAGGGCGGGTTTTGTTGACCTCCGCGCAACTGACACCCTCAGGGAATTGGGTGGTGACTTCCATTGATCCGTCGGGGTCTTCGCTCTCGCTCACGATCTGAGCGAAGTGCACCTCGTTGGCATCGGTGTCGATGAACAGGGGGAGGCTGATGGTGTTGGCATTGAGGCCGTGGACCTTGACCCATTCGATCCGAGCGGTTCGCTGCTCGTCGGTCAAGGTGTCCGGGAAATCGATCTTGATGATGGGCATGTGATGCTCCTGTTGGGGTTGTGTCGGGGTGAGGGTGGAGACCGGGGACCGCTGGACCCCAACAGACAAGCGGTCCCCGGGGTCTCGGTCAGGCGGCAGCGACAACCGCGTCCCACGCCACGGCGCCGGTGATGAAGAACCGCTGGCGGTAACGCAGCTCCTGGCCGTCGGCCGTCGGGTCCACCGGTACCGGGATGCGAACGCCCGCGGTAATCGGGAACACGTTCACCACCTGGTCGGCCGCGATCGCCGTGTCGAACGGCAAGCCCAGCCGGTTGATCAAGAAGCCGGTCGTGCCCTCGGTGATCGTCACGTACCACTCGTACTCAGCCGAAGCCGGGTCCTGCGGGTCGTAGACAAACTCGATGCTGGGACCCGTCAAGGTCGCCCGGCCGGGCGCCTCAAAGGTCGTCGTCGAGCAGTAGCGGGTCACAGGGGAAGACCCCTGATCGCCGGTTGGGGCGAACCCGTCCATGCCGCACGACATGTTGATGCCTGCCGTGAACTCCGCGAGCACCGGCGTCGCCTTGACAGCGACAGCTGGCGCATACCACAGGGCACCATTCCCTAGTGCCGAAATTCCCTCCGGGAAAGAAACACTCATGATTCCTTGGCCTCCTTTTTGGCCTCAATGGATTTGGCCGAGGTGGCCGGACTCACCGCGGGCGCGGGGGTCGTCTTGGGGCTGGGGTACTTCGCCGGGCGCGGTCGGCCCGACTTGTCGAGTGCCGGCAGGTCGATGACCTTGTACCGGTCCGGCTGCGTCAGGTGCGGCGCACCCTCGGCAACCGTGAAATGGTTGCCGGTCTCCTTGTCCGCGACGCGGAAGTATTTGGGCATGGTCAGCTCCTGGTGGTAGTGAGAGAGAAGAGGGGAGTGGAGTACCAGCGGATGTCGCCCAGGTCGGAGCGGTCCTCGACCTCACGGCTGATCTCCGACACCATCGTGATCGGCGCCGTCGCACGGCTATCCGTGGCCAGCCGATGGTCGGTGAGCAAGTCGACAACCCGGTCAGTCGCCCAACGGCAACCCACCACCGTGCCGGCCGCACACGTGACCTGAAACTGCGTCCGCGCCTGATCGGAGGTGTCCGGGTAGCGGAGGCGGCGAAGGTTCCGCGGGAACATGTAGAGGACGGCGTACGGGCGAGTGATGCCGTCGTCCTTTATGACTGTGCCGACCTTCCCGTCGAATACGGTCAGGCCGGTGATCGTCTGCAGCTGCGCGATGATCAGCGCGGCCAAGGCCGTGGTGTCAGCCATCGAGGGCCCCGGAAATGATCTTGTCGATGTTCCGCTCGAAGGCGTCCTGATGCTCGGAGACAGCCGGACCAAGCCAAGGCTGGGGCGCCTGGGTTGCGGTGCCGTTCTCGACGAATCGCCCGTACGGGGCGGTCGAGAAGACGTTTCCGGTGATGCCGGCGCCGCGGCCGGACCCGGTGATGGTCTGAGTAATGCCGTCGCGCAGTGCGCCCGTATCGACGGGCGCATTCCGGCGAGCCGATCGCTCGACCGCGGTGGTGGTCTTCCGCACATTGCCCGCGACCTGCGCGCCGACACGGCCGCCGGCGCGCTTGAAGTCTGACGCGAGCTTGAGGATCTCCGACACGTCCACCTTCAGGCCGTCAGGCATCACGCCTCCTGCTGCTCGGTGGCCAGAAAGCGCCGCGACGTGACCCATGTGCCGTGACCGATCGACCGGATCGTCAACGGGGTGCCGATCAGCTCCGGATCCTGGCCAGCGTCGAAGGAATCAATCACCGTCACCCGGTGACCGACCTTGATGCCCTGGACGCTGAGCGGCACCGCGCACTTGAAGCGCTGGATGATCACCGCGTCGGCGGCGATGTCGTCAGGCTCGGGTGCCAGGTCTGACTGGACCCTGCCCTTGCCGGAGTAGACCTGTGTGACCGTCCGGGTCGTGGCGCCCGTTTCGGGGTTGAAGACGGGCTCGCCGAGCTCGTCGATGCGGACGGTGTCCCGCATCAGAGACTCGGAATACATCTGCAGCTCGGGCAGAACCGACGCCACCTCGTCACCGAGCATGATCAGAAGACCGGCAGAAGTTTGTACGGGTCGATGGACGATGACGTCTCAGTGGACATCCGGCCCAGGAACGTCCTGGACACGCCATCGGCTGAGACGCTGCTCAGCTCACCGGCCACCCGGGCCATGCGCGCCATCTCAGCCGCGACCGGGAACAGATCATCCGGAGTCTCGTCATAACCGTGCGACAGATCAACCTCGATCGCCGCCAGGCCCCGCGGCCACCAGCCCGCCTTACGCTCGACCAGACCGAACCCGTTCGCGACCCAATCCGATACCGGAATGATCACCGGAGTATCGCCGGACATATCCCTGATCTCGGTGATCGCCACCACGCGCAGGGTCGGCAGCACCAAGACACGGCCGCCCGGCCCGTTCCGCGTGAGTGTCTCCGTCTGCAGCGGTGCGATGTGCCAGCCGGTCAGACGCCGGATCCTGGCCGCCGCGGCGTCAACCACGGCGTCAGTAAACGGTGCGCCGGGAAAGGCAGTCAGGTC